CAAGAGTAAAGAAGATTTAGTATGTCTAGAAGAAAAAAGACTTCAGAAGAATCTATTGGAGTAGGTATGACTTCAATGAGAATGAAAAAGAAGAAACCTTTGAGTGCCAATTATTTGGTTGATATCAAACCTCTTACTGAAAATCAACAAAGACTGTTTGATTCATATAATGACGACAAACATTTAGTCGCATATGGATGTGCAGGCACAGGTAAGACTTTTATTACTCTCTATAATGCATTGAAAGATGTTCTGGACGAGAATACTCCATATGAAAATGTGTATATCGTCAGATCTTTAATTGCCACTCGCGAGATTGGATTTCTGCCGGGAGATCATGAAGACAAGTCTTCTCTTTATCAGATTCCATACAAATCTATGGTGAAGTATATGTTCCAGATGACATCTGATGTAGATTTTGAAATGCTGTATGGTAATCTCAAAGCACAGGAGACCATCAAATTTTGGAGCACTTCTTTCCTAAGAGGAACAACTCTTGATAATGCAATCATTATCGTTGATGAATTCCAAAACTTGAATTTTCATGAACTTGATAGTATAATTACTCGTATTGGTGAAAACAGTAAAATTTGTTTCTGTGGTGATGCCAGACAATCAGATTTGACAAAAACCAATGATCGTAATGGTATTATGGATTTTATGAGTATTTTGAGAAAGATGCCTTCTTTTGATGTTATTGAATTTCAAATAGAAGACATTGTTCGTTCAGGTTTAGTTCGAGAATACATCGTCGCAAAAATAGAAGCAGGTTTGTAATGTTTAATCATGTTGATTTGAGTCTCCCTCAACTTGAGAGGGAGACTATTGATGGAGTCCGATACTATTCTGTTCCTCATGAAGAAGAACTCTTAAAACTAGTTTCCATCACTTCTGTAACCAGTCATTTTAATAAAGAGATTTTTGTTAAGTGGCGAAAAAAGGTTGGTGATGAAGAAGCAAATCGTGTCACAAAGGCTGCAACTGGTCGTGGAACGGATATGCATACTTTGGTAGAATATCATCTCAAAAATGAAAATCTTCCTAAAGTTCGTCCTATTTCCGAGTTTCTATTTAAGATTTCTAAGGGAACTTTAAAGAATATTGATAATATTCATGCTCTGGAAACTTCCCTATATAGTAAGCAGTTAGGAATTGCGGGAACGGTCGATTGTATTGCAGAATATGATGGTGAGTTAGCAATAATTGACTTCAAGACTTCTAAGAAACCGAAACCAAGAAATTGGATCGAAAACTATTTTGTCCAATGTGCGGCATATGCATGTATGCTGTATGAAATGACTGGTATTCCGGTCAAAAAATTTGTAATCATTATGGCTTGTGAAAATGGAGAATGCGTCGTCTACGAAGAACGAGACAAATCAAAGTACATCAAACTTCTTACCGAATACATTAGAAAGTTTGTTACAGATAAATTGGAACTCTATGGAACCGAATAAAGAACTAGAGAAAGCGTTAGAAAACAAATTTCTGACACCATCTAAGTTTTCTATGGAGATAGAAACCATAGTAGCAAAGGAAGGTATGAATTATATTGATGCCATTTGCTACTATTGCGAAATTAATAATATTGAGGTAGACTCAGTAACAAAATTAATTTCAAAACCACTGAAAGAAAGATTAAAGTATGATGCTATTAATCTTAATTTCATGAAAAAAACTTCAAGGGCAAAACTTCCGCTATGATTTCTCATGATGAACTCCTACATCTTAAGATGCAGGCAGCAATAAGGGAACATAATATTCCCAAAACCGAGATCAAATATATTGGTCCCGGTGAAGGAACACACTGGTATCTAATTGCCAATAAGCACAGTGTTCCTGTTAATATGATTGAAGAATTTGAAAGAGTAGATGATGTTGAAAGTGACTCCGTTTGAAACATACCAGCATTATCTTTCATTAAAGAATCATTTTACAAATCCAAAATATGATTTCTTTAAGTATGGTGCCAAGACCCGTGCGTCAATGGCATCATTTAATAAAAGGAAGGATAAGTATTGGTTTGAAAAAACTTCCCGAAAGTATTCTAATAAAGAAATCGTTAATTTCCTTGTATCTAATTTTGTTTCCACCGACAACCCACAAAACCTATGGATTGGAGAAATTATCAATTCTGGCGAAAGAAAGTACGCCGATTGGATGAAACGTCAGCAGAGTTTGACTTACTTATTCAAAGAACAAAGCAACGAATTACTATCGGAGAACGACTTGGAGAGTCTATTCGATTGCTCCAGGGGACATCCCAAAATCCTAAAAAAATTTCTAGGAGGGAACATCTCTCTAGAAACTTTAACAATCTACGAAATCATCTTCCATTTTTCAAAAAATTTCGATAAGAAGTTAAATGATCCGGTGTGGGAATCCGTCAATTTAAAAATAAAAAAATATACTCCCTTTCTAAATATTAATGTGTTCAACCATAAAAAAATAATAAAGGAGATTCTTGGTAATGGCTCTTAAAAATGATGAAGTTCTTGCTCGTTTGCAGGAACAACTTGTTCAAACAAATGAAGAATTAACTGTTTTATCTAACACCCGCTTAAAATTAATGGGTGCTATTGATGTCTTAATGCAAATTGAAAATAGTAAAGTTCAAGAAGAACAAAGTGAAGAACAAGAAGAACAAGAAGAGAAAGTAGAAGAAGGAGAAGAGTAACATGAGTTTTTTTAACTCTGAAATTGTTCGGGAAGAACTAGAAATTATTAATGAATTGCAAAGTGAAATATTTGAAGAATTATCATCTTTTCCGATTCTAACTACGCAACAAAAAAACGAACACATTGAGAAAATGACATCATTGTTGGAAAAACAACAACTGATGTATACAAGAGTGTCTCTTTCTGATGATCCACAAGCGATTAGAATGAAAGAAGAATTGCAGAAGTCACTTATCTTAATGGGATTCCCGCCCAATACAAATGTCAATACATTTTTTGAAACCATGACTCAGACAATTAAAAATCTGAAATTAAATGTTGACTGACTGCAAAATTTTTGCTATAATATCCAAGTAAATCCAATCAATCCAACCCAATCCGAGGTAATCCAAATGTCTTTCGCAGACCTTAAAAAGCAATCCAAACTGGGTTCTTTGACTGCCAAACTAGTCAAAGAAGTCGAAAAAATGAATAATGCAGGTAGTTCAGGTGATGAACGCCTATGGAAACTAGAGTGTGATAAAGGCGGCAATGGTTATGCCGTTATTCGTTTCCTGCCTGCTCCTGAAGGTGAAGACCTTCCATTTGTAAAACTATACTCCCATGCCTTCCAAGGTCCTGGTGGATGGTATATTGAGAACTCTCTGACTACTCTGGGTCAGAAAGACCCTGTGTCAGAATACAATACTTCTCTGTGGAACAATGGCACAGATGCAGGTAAAGAAACCGCACGTAAGCAGAAGCGTAAACTGACTTATGTTGCAAACATCTATGTTGTCAAGGATCCTGCTAATCCTGATAATGAAGGTAGGGTCATGCTCTACAAATTCGGTAAGAAAATCTTTGACAAACTCACTGCTGCAATGCAACCCGAGTTTGAAGATGAGGAAGCAATTGATCCATTTGACTTCTGGCAGGGTGCTAACTTCAAGTTGAAGGCAAAGAACGTTGCCGGTTATCGTAATTATGACTCTTCTGAGTTTGCCCGTCAGGATGCTCTCCTAGACGACGATGATGCGATGGAAGGAATCTGGAAGAAAGAATATTCTCTTGCAGAATTCGTCGGTGCCGATCAATTCAAATCTTATGAAGACTTGAAGAAGCGTCTTGGATATGTTCTAGGCAACTCAATTCGCAATTCCACAGACGAAGAACTTGAGGATGAAAGTGAAGGTCGCGGTCCTGTACCTTCTTCACTTCCAGAAAATCTTCAGGATGAACTTAACAGTCTAAAACCAACTACTTCATCTGCTTCGATTGAAGAAGATGATGATACGCTATCTTACTTTGCTAAACTAGCAGAATAATTACAAGAGGTCTTCGGACCTCTTTTTTTATGATGAGGTGACTCTAGTATTTTCTGTTCTTATCAGATTCTCATTCACATACTCAGATGATCTAGAGTAAATCATTTCTTCACGCATATCATTAAGGAATTGTTGTAGATATGATTCTTTTAGAAGATAAATTGATCTCTTGGCATCATTCTTTCTGACTTCATATTCATAGTTAGATATTCCATTGATTGGAGATATTGTTTCGATATAAAAGTCAGGATTTGGAATTTTAAAAGTAGAATCAACAACCTTACCTTTAGGTAAAATCAATCTACCATTAGCATCTTTTACTTCTCTAGTTTCATAGTGATGCACATCATTTAATTGAGTACCATAAATCTCTAATGAATAATTATAAATCTGTCTATCCGAGAGTGGCCATTCATTTCTAACATTAATAATACCGGCAGTCATCAGAACAACCCAATCAAGTTCTGCATCACCATATAATTCTTCTGCCACAGTATCGGGTCTTGCACCTTCTACAATCTCATACTTATTGAAGATAGTAAAGACACTCTGCAAGTCATCACGAAGTTTGCATCTCCTGAAGAGATTCTTGACTCTTAGATAGTTTGAAGATGAATCACTATCAGATAAAAATGACTGATAGTCTAGTTCTGGTAGTTCTCTGAAGTATCCCATTTTAGTATCCTACTCCTCCTGGAGCTAATGTAATATCATCGCCCATGGCGTCACTTGTATAATTATCATCATAATCAATATCATAAATTGGTGCGAGTTCTTTAAATGCTAAAGTCATCTCCATAGAAACTGGTGTTCCATCATCATAAGTTGAATATACACCTTCACCAGTGTAATTTACAGAAATATTTTCCAGGAAACACTGTTTAAATCTATGTAAGAACTGATGTTCTCCATTTCCTTGTCGATATCTTAATTCAAAAACATTTGGTGTTTTTAAGAATAAATTTCCAGAACCTGCTTTAGGAGCCATGCCTCTTTTGAAAAATCTAATTATATGTTTTATCTCTTCTGCTTCACTTGAACTTCTTGGCATCATCTTAAAGGTAAAATTAAAATTTCTCAGTGTTGGTCCATTGAAAAGTAACTCCATGTTTGGGTTAAAGACCTGACCACTTTCTCTTGCCAATAATTGATTAATAGAAACATTAGCACCAAAAAGGTTGACAGCTTGGGAGGCAAAATATTTTGTCGCTATATCTTGAGCGTTCTGAAGATCAATTCCACTTGCTTCCAATCCACCTCTAGCTTGTTCTACAAATACTTTTCCTGCTGTTCCAAAGTCTCCTCTGAGTACTGCTGGAGCCACACCTTTCATTATTCCCTCTACCGAACCCAAACCAGCACCAATTAATGAATTCATGCTGTCATCAGTATAATTTACTGAATTGCCATCTTGAATATTTGAAGGTATTGGAAGTAGAATAGTTCCTAATGGTTGCTTATTGCCATTTCTTCTAAATCCTGATCTAGTATCCTTGGCATAACTACTATACTTAGTTCTGTTTGCGCCAGTATCGTATGTTTCTTTTCTAATTGCTTTTTCTGGATTTATAAAAGGTCCCAAAAATACTTCTCTAGTTCCCATAACCGCTTCTTGCCCATCGGCCCGAGCCACAGGAGCATAATCCAACATATCAATCTGAAGGTAATCGGTCCCATCCGTAAACATCTTCAGTGGATATCTCAGAACTTGTTTATTGCGACCTCTACCACTACGATTAAATTTTACGGCTGCCATTACATGACTATTTTCGTTTCCATATTTATTTAGTCACGAATTTCGCATAATTAATATTTTTCAAATCATCAAACTCATCAATATCAACAATATAAAGTTGTCCTGCAAGTTCTGCCCATGTATATGCTCTAGATTGTTTCCAGTGCATGTTAATGCCTACGAATCCCCACTGATAAACTCCTGTGCAGGCAATAAGTGGATGTTGATCATATTCAATGTTGGGTGTCTTTGCATTATAAACAAAAGTATAATAACCGCCCGGATCAGGAACAGGAGTCACTGTTCTATTCAGAGCACTCATGATTTCCATCATTTTGTCTTCTGGATCAGTCATTCCGATAATCTTATCTTTAATCCTTTCTATACGATTCATCTGATACCCAACTCATCCTCTGTTAGAACTTTGAACTCCCATTGTCTATCTTCACAGAATTCTTTTGCTGCTTTCCACTTTGCCTGATTCTTGGCATACTCGCAAACTTCATAGACATAACCCTTAGTTTTTCTTTTCTGAACTTTGGGTTCAATGCATTGTTTTTTAGGTTTGATTTCAATCACGTATTTTTTAATCTTACCACCTCTTTCTTTAACCTTGATATAGAAGTCTGGAAAGTATCTGTGATATCTATTATCAATGGGCGAAACATATGGCAACACAATCTCTTCACTTCCCCATTCTAATATATTCTCATTAGAATCACAATATTTCATAAACTTTAATTCCCACAAAGACCTATAAACAATATTAGTATAATCACCTCTATATTTTTCTGGATATGATGGACGATATTTTCCCTTATAAGACATCTAAATACTTAATAATGTAATACTCCTGAAAGGTATTTAGAGTGGCAAATAGGATAGTTAAAAAGTTTGCGATGAAGGATATGAGAGAATTGGTCGGTGACCTTTCTCAGACAAATCATTATATGGTAAGTTTTTCTACATTGAATTCCACTCTGATGAGTTATATTCAAAAGAGAATTGGTTTTCAAGAAGATGTAAGAAATTTTTTATCTAGAAAAACTGGTCTCCTTTGCTCTGAGGCATCATTGCCAACGAGTTCATTTGCAACTGGTGAAGTACGAGATAATTTCATGGGTATTCCTCAGGAGTTTGCTCATACTCGTTTATATACTGATATTGACTTTACATTCTATGTTGATACGAATTATGTCAACCTAAAAATATTTGAATCATGGATGGACTACATTGCCGGGGGATCAGAAGCAGAAATATCGGAATTGAATGAGGACTATTATAGAAGGATGAGATATCCTGATACTTATAAAGTTCAGACGATGTTCATCTCAAAGTTTGAAAGAGATTTCAACTCTCAAATAGATTATCAATTTATTAATGCGTTTCCAAAATTAGTCACCGCAATTCCTGTATCGTATGGTGCGGCAGATTTACTAAAAGTTTCTGTTCAATTTACATATGACCGATACATTGTGAATCCCAGAGGATCTATTAGAAAATCAAACACAAGTGGATTTAATGATATTGCTCGTGTGTCAAATGATACAACTGCTACTTCCACCACTCTTCCGTCAACTGGATCAGCAGCTGCCGATGAATACTTTAAGGATAATAGAAATAGTTTACTTAACGATCCACGCGGAATCCCCTTTGATTATGATCCAACCAGATTAGGATTTCAAAATATTGATATTCCATCAAAGAAAGTATTAGAAAGAAAACCTGAATCCGGCGCACAGGTGACATCATTACAAGTAACGCCACATCAAGCACCGGCAATAACACCAGAACAACAACGAGGACTAGATGCAGCATCAACA